TTATAAGCTATTTCAGGAACAAACAAACGCTTACGAAATACACCGCTTTCCATTTCAAGATTGCCCTTTTCGTCTATGTATCCACCTAATACACCAGTAACGAAATCACCGAACTTGGCGTATTTCTTAATGACAGTTCCGCCCAATAATGATAAAAGAAAATTTGTAGAATCCTCCTTGTCTTTGCGCAAAAAGTATTTGGTGAGCTTTTCTAAATCGGAATTATCCATGTTTTCTAGAATCCCGATAAATATGCGCCCAATCCTTTCAGCTGTATTCTCTCCTTCTGTAGATGCGTTTCTTACTTGAAGAGCCAGTTTCTTTAATATGTCAACAGAATCGCTCATTCTCCTATTACACGAAAAACAGTTCTATTAGATTTTAATTTCCCTTCACCGTTATAAAGTGGCATACCGCATTCTTTTAGGTAAAGCACGCATTCTTTCAGGTAGCGGTCAGCTATACTACATGCATCGCTATACACCATCATCTTTTCCTTGAATACTGTATGACTGCTATATTCACCTTCCTTGTTTACGAAGCCGAAACGGGATACATTCCCATCTCCATTTTTGACAATACAGGCATAGGTATAATAAGCCAAAGCTACGCGAAGTCCAGTGATGATTATCTTCTTTTTACATTTAGTTTCATAAGTACCTCCGTCAAGCAGTAGCTGGTATTTTTCAGGATTTTTTTTCACGTCAAGGAACAGTTCGTCTCCCAACGCTGATTTGATGTAGATATTCTCCGACTCACGGATGTAGGTTTCTATCTTGTCAGGATCGAGATGTACAGACATTCCGCGAGACAAAGCCGATACCTCATCTGTTGTTATTAGATACTGCTGCATTTCGTACATACTTTAATGGTTCAACACTATAATCATTAGAGGGGTTGACTACCTCATACCAATAGCTGAATATACGGCTAAAGGTACGCTCAATTAAGCGCTGTTGCTTGCTTACGATAGAATTGTAATACTCGAAAGCATCTTCCAAAATATCGCCTGAGAATCCGACTTTACCAATACGGATGCAATACCATGGCTCTTGGCCATAAGCTGAATAAATACGTTCAACCACACTTGCGTCAGTAACGGTAAATTCTTTGTCGTAATTTTGTGAGTTCAGATTTATTATTTCAGGTTTTTCCTCATCGCTTTCTAAAGTAACTTCCATAATCTTTCCTGCATTCGTATCACCTTGCAACTGGATGAGTGTATTTGAGAAACTGTCGTCATCGTCTGTATCTTTCACTTCGTTGCCTTCTTCGTCAAAGGTTATGTTCGATCCCTTTTTGGTGAATACCATAGCGCCAGGGAAGAAATTATTTCGTACATTTCTGTACTTGACATTGGACAGCCCTTCATCGGTACTCATTTCTGTAGCCACTCGGTCACCTTTCCCGACAGGATAAGTATTTTTCCCGGCCATTGACACCCATAGGATTTGACCTTTGTAGTATTCAATGCCTCCGGCAGCTTCTATTTGAGCCAGTATCACATCTTTTTGAGGGTTAAAAACATCTATATAGTCGATGTTTTCTTTCTTGACCTGCAGAGCTTTCCCTTTACGTGTCTTCTTTCCGCTCCAGTCTGGATGTACTGCTATTTTTGCCACATAACCGTTTTCATCTTCTTCTGTCAGACGGCAATTTTCAAACGGTACGTGCTGCATCTCCACTATCTCACAGAAAACATTGTAGTTAACATGGATTGCTATTCCATTGAGTTCGGACATGTCTTTACATAGTAACATGTGCACATCATCCAATGTGTCACCTTTTCGATTGACTACATATTTGGAAAAAGCAACCTCACGGAATCCGTTTCCTTCAATGAAGTCAGCGAAACGGTCTGAGCATTCAGATGCAGTAGAGCTTGCAGCAATGATATTCTTTAATGTCTGCGGATATAGGTTGTCCTGTCCGTAGGCTTGAATTCCTAGATTTTGTAAATAGCTTGTATCAATGCGGTTACTGCTTTTCTTTTTTAGATCTCTTACTCTCATATTCGCGAGGTTTACGTTCGTCCTTTATTTCTTTTATTCAACTTTATCTTCGCCTTCTCCATTCATTGCGTTCACAATCTCAATGGCCTTGCTTAGATGCAGATTCAGAGCTTTTTTACTGATCTTCTTGCCGTTGATTTGGAAATCTTTCAACGTGTCAGCCACGGATTCTTCAGAAACTCCGTCTTGTAATGATTCTACCATTGAATCAAGCAGGCTTTGATTGTATCCACATTTGTTAACACGTTCTTTCCAGTCCGTAGGTACATGGGCGAAATAAATTTCACCTTTCGGATTTTTGGCAAGGTACTTTTCAGCAACTTCATCAGTGAGGTTGTCATTAGTGTACATTTTATTGCTTCCGAACTCCGGTTGAAGCAGGACACCATTTTTTAATATATAATTACATTTTTCTTTCATACGGTTATTCTTTTTGATGTAAACAGTCATTTCGATTACAGCATCGCGATAGCAGTCGTTACATGATGTTTTGGTGAATTCTTTTCCTAATACTTCCTTGTACAATCTTTCTATCTCCGATTTATCAGAAGAGGAGTAGGAGGGAAGATCTCCTAGCTCCTTTAATTTATCAACCACTTCTTTTAATTCCATGATCATTCAGCTGGTTTTGTCAGTGTTTCAACAAGTGTTTTTGTCGCATCGTAAGATGTCTTGTACAAGAATAATGCTGATTTGGGAACCTTGGTTTCTTGCAAAGAGATATTCCATCCCCCTTCCGTTTCTTCAGAGTACTTGTCATTGCCGATCTCTGCGGCTTTCAAACCTTGGTAGTAACCGTAAACCTGAAAAGCTGAATCTCCCGGATTTTCGGTTTTATTTAACCCTTTGGCTTTATTTTCCAATACAACGACAAAATCACCGTTAGCAAGCCCGTCAATAATGTCATTGCATACATCGGGGTCATTTGCTAATACAACCATGTTCACTGTGTTAGTAAACGTGTTACGATAGGTTCCTGTTGCCAAGGTTGTATTGGTACCAGTAAAGGGGGTTGCACCGAATACCTGTACCTTGTAACCTTTTTTACCTGTTTTCAGCGCAAGAGCTTCTATCACATTCTTGCGGGTCGTGTTGAAAGTAACCGCACCGAAATCCACTTCTGCACGATTCATTATTACGCCCTCCTGTTCCAATCCTGGAACAATAGGATCATCGCACGATGGTGCGATGTCCTTTTTGATTGTTATATCACATATTGCCATATTTGCTCTTTTTCGTTAGTATGCTACCTGTACCAACTCATCTTCGCCAATCATGGAGCCTAATTTTCCTGTTGAATAAATGTAGTTCTTGCGGGCTTTCTTATCAAACCAGATATCCAAGTCCGACATCGGTTCGGTGCCCTCACATCCATACATCAAGTTCTCAGGAGAACATAAAACAGCACGATGCGGTAAGTTAAGTTTGGTTTTGTTGTTCTGATAGGCTTGAATAAATCTATCCCAAATGGAACATTTAACGATGGTTGTTCCATCGTATTTGCTGACCTCTACACCGTCAAATACAACTTCCCAGGGCATGATTACCTTGTACTTTTCTTTCATATCGTGAGTCAGAGCATCGCACATTGACTTGGTGGCGAAAATTGCGCATCCGTCTTTTTGGAAAATCCGGCTGTCGGCATCTTGCAACATCGCATCGAATATTGATGTGGCAATGCCTGTTTCTTTCATCTTTGATTTTTGTAATGCATATGATTCTTCTGCGTTGGCTGCAATTTCAGTGTGCTGTTCGGCATTGTTGGTACAGATGGCAAACAGACGTTTGAAAAAACCGTCACATGTTTTAAATAGTTCGATGTTTACTCCGTCAGTGATTTGACCACCTCCAGTGACAGACGCTGCTGATTTATCTCCAAACCATGTAAAACGCCACATCATTTTCATCATAGCTTCAGACAGCTTCGGCAGTACAATACCGTCCATATATTCGGTCGATGTCAGGTCTCCTATATTTGTTCCCGTTTTAAGGCAGTACTTGGCAATGGTGTTTTCCAAGTCTGTATAGCACATTTCCAAAGGAATTTGCCAATCCCCGATTTCCCATTCCTTTTGGGCGGCAGCGATAGCCACTTTTTTATATTCAGGATCGCATCCGGAGCCGGCTACTCCGATATCTTCCATTTCACCGATAAAACCTGCTTTTTTACCGTTAGTCACATTGGGCATAAACGTCATAAAACGCTCCATGTCCTCGTTTTGAAAGACTGTTAACTGAATAAGGTCTTTCAAGTCTTTTACAGCCTGATTATCAGGTGTAAGTTTGTCAAAATCTAAAATAGGCATTTCCCCTCCTTTTATTACTTGTTGTTTCTTTTTTCTCTTTCTTCACGAAGTTTTCTCTGAATAGGCGTTTCATTTTCTTCTACTCCTTTTATACCCTTGTTGAACGTTTGGGTACGAGCTGACACTTTATAAGTACTACAATGTTTTGCCAGCCAGTTTTCGCCCCCGGCCATACGGACTGCGTTCAGAATCTTGTTGTCCTCAATGGTACGGGCATTCGTCTTTAGAGAAGCATTCTCAGTTTCCAACTCTTCTATACGGGCTTTTAAAGCTTTCACTTCATCCTCTTCCAATTCATCAGGATCTTTAATTTCTGTAATAACGCCATCTGTCACAATGATAGTCTTTCCGTCAGGCATGACATGTTCGCCATCGGGACTTGCTGTATCTCCTACTTGGGGTTCACCTTCATCTCTTTCCACGGTAAGCGTGTTACCTTCGGCATTTGTCAATTCCATAGATACGACCTGTACGTCTTCAATTTTTTGATAGCCGCATTTGGCCAGCAGCCTGTCTATGATAGTCTGCTTCACTGTTACTTCTTTTTCTTTGTTCATTTTTTTGTTATTAAATGTGTAAGTTCTCCCTTTGGCAGTTGTAGGCATAAGAACGGTCGTGATAAAACCTAATTGTTTGGCTGTTTCACCACCAAACCAACCGGCTTTATTCATTTGGGCTTCGATAACTGAGGCTTCCGATCCTGTGCGTTCTACATACAAAGCTAGCATCTTGTTTTTTTCACTCTCCAAGTTTGATTTTATTGATTCTAGGGTTTCAAGATCAAGGTCTCCATCGTATGAAGCCATATAAGGCTTGTGAATAAGAAACTTTGCATGTGGATAAGCAAAACGTCTTTCTTTTGCAGCGGCCAATAATATCACGGTTGCCATGGATGCACATCGTCCTACTGCAGTACAGCTGATTTGCTTTCCTGAAGCACGTAAGGCGTCATAAATGGCATACCCTTCAACGGCATCACCACCGCATGAATGTATCTCAATATCAATAACGTGGTCATTCGGATCTATCCAAGATAGGAAATTTTGAATATCGGGAAAAGACAATCCCTCTTCACCAGTTAGATACCAATTTTCCATTTTGCCTTTATCCGCAACAATATCTTTGTTGATGTATAATTTCGCCATATATAATCTATTTTGAAGCAAAGGTAAAAAACGGTATATGGCTATAAGAATTTCAGAACATAATAGCACTGACACGCTTTGTCAGTAAAAAAATAAGGGGAAGAATAATCTTCCCCCTTATTGAATTGAAACGTCAACGGACAACCTGTCAATGACTCTATAGATGGTCCTTTCTGAAATGCTGTATTCATCTGCCAGGTACTGCATGATATATGCCTTTTTATGACCTTCAGCCGTAAGACGGGTGTAGTCTTTATACATTTCTAGGTATTTAATATCTGATGCATCTAATGTCATTTCAGACATTATCCTAAGAGTGTTCCTGTTTATATATAATAGTTCGTATGCTTTCATAAACTACCGCTTTCTTCTATGTATTTAATTCTATTCGCAACTGAAGTAAACTCTTCTACAGAAACGACAGGGGCAGGAGCCATCATCATTCCTTTGGCGACTGCTCTGGCCAGCATATCTTCGCCTAAAGTTTGATTATTCGTTGCTGTTACATTAATAGGTACACCTCCACCCATCATATTGAAGGATGATAGGATAGGGGCGAACATGGACGTAGCTTTGGCAGTTATAACGGATTCTCCATTCGACAATTGTGCCGGAATACTGTCGCTCGTTCCTGTCCCCGGTCCTGTAACCAAACCACCTTCTGCAAATTTAGCACTTTTTACTATCTTAACAGCATTTGCAATGTTAGAAAGGATTGTTGCAATACCTGATGCCATTGTAGCTATACCAAGAATACCTTTCCCTGATTCAGCGGATACCATTTTTGCGATCGCCTTACCTGAATTGATGGCGATCTCTGCCAAAGCCAACATTTTGCTTGCCATAGCAAATCCTCTGTCAGACTCCCCAATTTGTTCTGTGAGAGCTACAAGGCCATTTGTCACCTGTTCCATTGCTTCATATTTAGTTTGTTCTATTTCAATCTCCTTATCGCTCAGTTCTTTTTTGGATTCCAGATAAGCATTCTGTGCTTCCAGCTTGCGAAGATTGAATGCTTCTATACTTTCACCTTCCATTTGCTGCAGGCTATCGAGCTCGGCTTTCTTTTGTTCCATCCTTATACGAAGAATTTCCTCTTCGTTATCATATGCTTGTGCGATTTCCGTTTCAAAGCGTATGCGCATGGCTTCCTGTTGCTTGTTGATAATATCCTGCTCATGAACTGTTGCCAGTTCGTCTATCTTGGTATTGTACTTTGCTTTAATGGCCAGTTTCATTTCTTCGGTTTGTTCTGTGCTGGTAAGTTCCGCCTCTTGTTGTGCTTGTAATTGTTGTATCTTTAACTGATACTCCTGCTCGCTGCCTTCCTTGACCGATTCCAATTGCAGGGATATCATTTTTAAACGGTTCTCCAGTTCTTTTTTCAGCTCCTCATCGGACAACTTGCTAAGTTCCATAGATTTTTGTTGTTCCAAAGCCTTTATTTTGGCGTTGATGGCTTCACGAGCCTTAGCGGTAAGGTTCTCTTCTTGCTTTAAACTGATTTGCAAATCCTCAATCTGCCGGGAATAGTTCAATTCAATCTCTTTCCGTGCTTGTTCTCTCTTGTCTTTCACTAAGGCAAGCATAGCATCTTCTGCTGCCCTTACTGCTTCCAGTTCTGTTTGCTTTGCTTCCTTTGCTTTGTCTGCACCTTCCTGGCGGATAGAGTTTAGGGTGTTTTGCTGCTCTGTCTGACGGGTGTAACTGCTTTCTTCCAATTCACTTAATCTGTTTACTTCTTCGCTTAATTTCCTAAGGTCATCAATAGTGCTTTCCGATATACCGATTTTTCCAATAGCTTCATCTGCTGTAATTGCTCCTTTTTGCATGTCCTCAATGGTCTTAAGGGCTTCCTTTGTTACTTTAGTATATCCGAGCATATTGGCAATTCTTGCTTTCGCTAAGTCTGTTTGGATTTTTAAGTCCTCTTTTTCCATTGCTGCAGCTTTTTCCGCAGCTTTGATACGTTCCTGTGTGGATAGGGTTTGGTCATCTGCAGCTTTTTTCAGTTTCTCAATTTCAGCTCGGTTAGCGGCACGTGACATGGACAGCATGACTTCCCTCTTGTCTATCTCATTCAAGACTTCTGCCAGCTTCCACGCCTGTTTGGTTTCATTGACTATTTCATCACCGATACCAGCGAATATGGATTTGGCATCATTCCCCGCCTGTTTGAAGTTCCCGGTAAACAGATTCACTAAAGCACTTCCCAACTTGCCTGCCCGGTCTATTAAGACATTTACAGTGGCACCCAGAGCCCCCATTATTTTATTGGCTGCTTCCACGCCCTTCTGTGTTTTGGTGAACCATGATACCAAAGATCCTAAAGCTACAATTAATACTCCAATACCAGTTCCAAGTAGAGCAACTTTCAACAGTTTCAAAACTTTAATCCAGCCGGTTGTGGTGGTCGAAACAGTAAGCATTTCTGTTTTTACTCCAGACAAATAATTTCTTACTCCACCCAAGGAGGTCACCATTACATTTATCTGCTGCACGAACGGGATATTGGCATTGGCGGCTTCCATTATAGCTTCCTTGTAATTGCCAACATTTCGGTAATACCGCTGTGTCTCTTCTTCAGCGTCCTTCAGAGCATCAGTAACCTCATTAATTTTATCCCGTAACTTAATGCCTGTAGCCGCATTCCGTTCCGCTTCGGATAAAGCATCGTATTCAGCCGTTAGATTTGACAGTTTGGCACGGAGAGAAACAAGGCTGTTTTCTTGCGCCTTCTCCTGCTTGAGCTGATTTTGCATTGTTTTCGTTATAATACGTATCGAATCATTACAGTCGTTGATATAGGCTTTAGATGCCGCCATTTCTTCATTGTACTGCTGCCTTTTTATGTCTCCAGCCTTTAACTGTTCCTTCAGTTTCGCCTCTGCTTCTTTGGCTTTGTCGATTTTTGTCTGATACTCGGCTATAGCTTTGATAGCCTCATTATAATTCACTTTGATATCAAGTATCTTTTCTACTTTGTCTGCCATAATTAATCCAATTGAAAAAGTTTACATTCGCAAATACCTGTTTTCTCTGCTTTTATTGATATGACTGCGTAATATTTTCCATATTGGGCCAGATAAACAGGTACAGACATATCCAAGTTTCGTAATTCATGATCTCTGATTTCTACCAGCTCGGTAATAATCTTAGGTTCTCTGATATATTTCTGATAAGATTTGTAGTTGTTTTCAATAATAGTGTTCCAGTCCAGACCGTCAAAAGTTGCTGTATTGTCGTTCTTTAGGACCAGTAGTCTGGGATCTGTACTTTCGTTATATTGTAAAGCTCCGTCAGATGTATAGGAATATATCGGGATAGTTGCGATTCCACCTTTCATTTCAGACGCTGCGAAAGGCAATGTCAGCGTTTCCTGTTCATATTCCAAAGTCTTATCGTCAACGTATATGATTCCATTGTATTTGTCGTCATTTTTCCATTTGTATACATTTCTTTGAGAGAATCCGTCAATTTTGAAAGATATATTTTTAGGACGGTTTGCACTATATGAGGCGATAACTCTTTTGGTCCAGTTCAGAGCTTTGGTCTTATTTTCTATGATGGTATCAATAGGAACGAAGCTTACGACATTTCCATTGCCGGGAATGGCAAAAGTTCCACAAATAGATGCTATAGCTTTGATAAAGTCTATCTGTTTTATATCAGGTAGGTTTGGAACATAATAGAACCGGGAGTTTGCTTCATCAGTGTCTTTCAAATAGACAGTATCTCGCATCGTTATTTTGACATAGCTTCCTTCTTCTATTGTATAATTCCCCAATTCTGCATAAGGATCGTACAGTATAGCGCTGAGTTCCTCTGTATCTCCTGGATTAAACTCCCCATCTATAGCGAAAGAATACCTGTATTGATTTTCTTGTAATAAAGATATACTCGGATTACACCTGAATTTCAACTTGCTGGTTATGGATTCTTTGTTCCGTATATCGAAAGAAACACCATATTCACCTGAACTTTGTGGTTCCTGGCTAGTATTGACTATTATATTGATAGTTCCAATAATTCTAAGGGGTACGTTCTCTTTCTGCGGCTTGAATCCGATTACCTTGCCTGACGAATCTTTTGTTATAGCCACATAATAGTCAGATCCACTTTCCACAAATTGGAATATTTTGAGAATCCATCCTCCTGGAATATTATATGGAGATATTCCGTCATTTGTTAAAGTTGTAGTGCGAGCTTCGATTTCTTTTGGTGCGCTATTTCTTGAAAGCAATGGAATAACTAAAGTTTTCAACAGTTCGTAGTGTTGTTCTTGGAATTTAAAGGTGATATCGGCATCAGCTTCTATTTTGTTCAAAACCCACATAGCTGTAACCACAGGGTGATACCAGGCAGCCGGCTCATCATTTTTAAAGCCATAATCAATTTTAGGTATTCGGGGCGAATTGTCTCCTTTCTTCCAAATGATGTAATCTTCGTTTTCTGTCCTGCCGTACGATAAATCCTGCAATGTCTTGTTGTCATTTACAATTTCTGCAAATTTAGAAACATTGCCCCATGTCATGGCTATATCTATGGTTTCGGATATTTCTATAAGAATGACGCTGGCGTCCGGTATGATTTCAATCCCATTGCGCAAATAGCGTCCTTTGTGGTTGATACGAGCATATTGTGCTGAATGGGATGGGAGATGCGCATAATTAATCACATGACAGTTGTTGACTGTCAAAGGTAGCTTGATGGAGTATGTGTTGTTGCTTGTGATCTTGCTTACATCGCTAAAAATATTACTTCTAAAATTCAATGTGATATTGGTACTTTCATTAATATCCATTGCTTTGTTATCTATGAATAGTAGTTGTTCTGTCATAAGCTCTGCACGTTAGTTTCAGGTAATATAATGTTCGCTTCAAAGTCTTGCAGTGATACCCGCTGTTTGACGAAATTTCCCACAGACACATTTACGGCCATCCATCTGGCGTTACCGTTATCATCATAGCCCATGAACATATCAACAACAGGAGATGTGGCCATTTGGTAAAGGAAGTCATAAGTTATGCTGTCTATTAATGGAGCGCATACGGGAAGTGTCGTTTCTTCCATTTTCCTTTGCTTTCGTCCGCTACCTCCATGGTATCCGTTCTTGTAACTGTAATCCTGCATATTGTTTCTGATGAACTCTCCGTCATTGGATACCTGCGAAGTCTCGTTTCCTTGCATGAATAGCCAGTAACACCACATTCCATGGCGGTTGATCCATCTCAAGTATATTCCACAGTCTGAATTGTCAACCTTACAAGTGATCTTTGTGGCCATATTGAGCAGCCCTCGGAAGGTGAAATCAAAGGTGTGGTCAAAAACAGATGCTGCCGTATTACTTCCAGGTAGATAAAATTCCACCCTGTCTGAAGCATCTATTCCAGCAAGAATGATATTCCATGCATTTTGTCCTGATAATGCGATAGGGGAGCTTTCGGAACCATCTATAGTTACTTTTACATTCCCTGATGTTGCAGAGTATAAGCCTACAGAGAATGGGTAGTTTTTGAACCATGTCAGCACTCGGCTTCCATTATACTGCTCTCCAACCTTACTGGCTCCCCACAATATGAATACGTTGAACTGGAAGCTGTTTTCAAGTGTTCCTGATTCGTTATACATATCAAGCTCTATGCTAAACAGACGTCCTAACTTACTATCTTCGGCGTGAGTTGACTTGTAATCGACTTCTCTGTATTCGTCAAAATAGCTCTGCGTATAGAATGATAGGTCAAAGAAGCAGGAACCACCGAACGTCGCTCTGTTCTCTCTGTCTGATGTGGCTGTGGTGGTGTCCGTTACCGTTGCAGTAACAGATTGATAGTTTCCGCCAAGGATATTTATTATCACAGGATTAAAGCAGAATCCTATTTGGTCAGGATATTCAATTGTTGTATTATCTATCGTATGTGTTCTCATTGTCGAAATTCAGATTTATATGTTCAACTTCTGTTTCATATATAGCCGATACCCTGCTAGCTATATTGTCCACGGTATTTTCTAGATCACGGGAATAGATTTCCTCATGTTTTCTGTTTCGGTATAGTTCCGTTCCTTCCTTGGCTATCTTTCTAGCGACAAGGTAGGCGAAGGAATCGGGCTTCTTTACTTGTATACCCTTATCTTCCACCCATTGGCGGATAATCTTGTAAAATCCTTTCGGAACTTTCCCTGGCCCACGTCCGGTTTCTAGTACCGCGAATGCCTGCCTGCCCCACAAAACGCCTCCGTCCTCCGACATTTCTACTTTCAGACTGCCCTTTGTCCTTCCACTGGCTACTTGTCCGGCTGCTTCATGGTTGGCTATAATTCGCTTGCGTAACGCTTCCAGCTCTTCACCTATTATCCTTAGGGTTCCGGCTTTAGTTTCTGCTGCCATATACAATCTCTTTCACGCTCTTGTTGCAAATAACAGTACCCATTATCTCTTCTAACTTAAGTTGGATAACTATTCCGGTTACATTAACATCCAGCTTGTCATAGAAAACAGAATAAGGGATATCTCCTGATATTTCTTTGAACATCCCACTCCTGTTCAATAGCAATATGAATTCTTTGGCTTTATTCTTGCATCCTTCTATCACTGCATCATTTTCTGTGCCATCAAAATCGAACTTGGTTTTATCCATGAAGGCCATCATACAGTTAGGGCAGTCTCTTAACTGCTGTCTGCCTAGATTAAAAGTTCCGCTTACAGGAAGGAGATTAAGCACTGCCGGCAATTTAATCTTGTCCAGTCTTATATTGGCTGTTTGCCAGTTGTCAAAAAGGTAACTTACACCCTCCATGGAGTCTACTATCTTTTTAATTTTTTGCTCTACCGTCATTTCTTCTTACTTAATATGTTTCTTAATCTACGTTCGAATCTTACTCTTTTGGCGTCCATGTCAAGACATTTATATACTCTGACCCATGGCACGCTGTCTACTTCTGCATGATCAGTGATACCCATGCGCTGCGCATAGTAATCAATCATGCCGAAAGGTCCAAAATTTAGCAATTCGGATCCTGCTTGCTTCTCTTCGGGTGTGGGTGGTACATTAGTCGACGCGAATAGTTTATTTATTCGTTCAACTTCTTTGGCCACCCATTGTACGAATCCCAGTACATCGCTAGCTGGAAGTTGGGATATATAACGTTTACTCAGCCCCATCAGTACAGTACAGGGAACGAACAATATATCGTGTTCTGTTTCGATGGATTGCAGTTGCATCAGTTCTCCCATATTTATGTCGTTTAGGGTATCTGGTGTCTTATACTGCCCTAGTTGATAAGGTTTTTTCAGTTCATCCAACTTGGTTCTAATGACCTCGGGTTCGGTGGCAATGCTGCTTATTATCAAAAATTCTTTTACTGTCATATCTTTCCTATTTTTGCTTTTGGTCGTTTTGGTGTTGGTTTGATGCGGAATATCATTGCCATTATCAGCATATCAAGGTAATCTGTGGAATGACCTAATATTTCTTTCATTTTTTCTTTGCTGATTATTCCTTTCTTCCGTGTGTCTGCATCAATATGTGCTTGTTTGAGAACTGACAATTCTTCAATGATCCGTTCCCGCTGTGCTTCCGTGCATACGATACGAAGCAATCGATTGTTAATCATCTCAGCCAGTTTGAAGGCACACTCTGATTTCAAATTGTCAAATTCAGGATTAATAGGTCGTGCTCCTCCATGAAACTCCTTGATACCGTTCAGATAGCTTTCAAGATAGTTCCCCAATCCGTCAGAGTCCGCAATCATCTTACTACGAGGAATTGAGCATTCTATCATCATCCGCTTCAGGTCTGTTTCAATGGATTTTCCAGTACTGTATTCCTGATCCAGTTTGATAAAACACACATTCCCTTTCCAATGACCGGCGATAAATCTGTCTCGTCCCTTCATTGCAAGGTCTGCAGAACCGGTAGATTCACCTGCAGGAGCAATGAACTCATTCGTGAACAAGTCACAGATAGCGTCGTAGTTACACAGGGCAGTCGGGTCATTATCATACTCCCAATTGCCGAAATATAGGCGTTCCTTTGTTACCCGGTCTTTTGTGTTTCGAAGACTTTCGATGTAGTCTTCTGTTGCCCAAGGATTATCCTGCACCAAAGCTTGGATAAATGCATAAGGAGCTTGTAATTTGTCTTCTTTCCAGGGCTTGTAGAATTCACGGTATAGCCAGTTTTTCTTCGGGTTACAGGTGATAAGTATCTTTCCGGGTACATGGTATACATCGTTCATGTGGCGGCCGATACGGGTTTTCAAGACTTCGAAGGCAAGGTAGTGCACTTCACCAGCTTCCTCTATCCATCCTCCTGTATATTCCTTAGACCCCAATCGTTCATACATCGGATCTTTCACCGGATAATACGTCAAGTCAATATAAACGATTTCACTTCCGTTGTCGAAGGCTATCCCTTCATTTGTTGTCTTGTATGCCGTGAAGCTGTGAGAAGATGCTACCTTATTGAAGGTCACGGTAACGGACTCACGGCTATCCTTCAAATTATTTCGGCCAACAAACCAGCGAGTACCGGGAAGATAGTAGGCACATTGCATCAGCCATTCACAGCCTAGCCATGATTTACCACCACCTCCGGCACCACCATACAATAAAAATTTCGTTTTGCTGTCACGAAGAAAATTGTATGCCAATCGCTGTTTTAAGTTAACCTTTTGCTCCATATCACTTCAATTTGTCAGCTTCGGGAGTATAGGGAAGAAAGTCAAATCCGTTGAAGGGTTTGCCTTGTGTTGTATGATCCACTTCCTGTTTGTCGGACAACCCTAGCTTTCGGGCTATAATGTTTGCATTGAAAGCGCCAACACAGGCTCCTTCAAATTGTTGAGTCTCGATGGTTTCTTCCACCCGCGCGATGACGTGCAAAAAATCTTCATCATTTTTTTTCATGCATTCACTTCTGAAGCTACTCCACCAACGTGATGAAGTACCTAGATAGATACATAATCCGGTGAGAGAGTAGGGGCGCTGTGTAGGTGAAACTTCTTGTTGTGTTTGCTGTTCATTAACAGTTTCTGTTCTTTTACCTTTTTTGCGTCTAACAGGCATGGTACGTTGTATAGCCTTTCTTGTTGTCCATGGGTTTTCATCACACCATTGGAAATATTCGCACGCCGCCTCCCATAACGCTTCAGGCGTGGCGAAGAGTTTATCCCTGCCATGCTTGCTGCGTAACATCCAAAACTGATTTCCTTTAGGTGCTGCCATTGTTTATAGTGTTTTAAAGATTGGTATAATTTCTTTGTCCAGATCCCATTTGCGATTATTGGGAAGAGGAAGTGTGAATTCATATTGCAACGCTTTCAGATAATCATTCTTACTTGCGCTCCTTCCGTTGGTTGATGCTACTTGAAATGACGAACCTCTTAACTCTTTTTCTGGGCTTATCTTCATTCCTTTATCGAATATGTTAAAATCCTTTCCGATGTAAGCTGTGTTTAATCTGATGATGTCAGCTGTGGAATGATAATGCTGGAAGTACCATTCACCAAAACGGAAGTTGGCTGTGAAGTTCTTTGCGTCAAGAAATACGGCTTTAGAACGATGGTCGTGTGTTTCCTTGCGTTCAGATGATTTCTGGGCGAACAGCAGCGGAATGCCAGACCAGAATATCATTCCTCCGGGCTTGCATAATGCTGATAACGAAAGTAAGACATTCTTTTCATCCTCTTCTGAGTTCACAGAGTTCAACACGCTATCGCACACAACCACATCGTACAGCCCGTAGTCCGACAAGGTCTTGCATATGGAAGCACAGTCTTGCCTGATTTCCTTTTCATCAATGATGTCCGCTCCATCTTTGCGGTGGAAGAATTCAATGGCGTCAATGAGATAGCCTTTTTTCTTCAGTATGGTTGCGTAATCCTTTTGTCCGGCACCGAAATCGAGTATGCGCATATCCTTGGTGATGTATGGTATAACCTGCGTTTCATACAACGTTGAATGGCTACGCTTGCTTGGAACCCCGTTCTTTTGCCGTAGCCGTGCCTTTTGGGCAAAAGACTGTATATAGGTCTTTCGTTCCAGATGGGAATACTCGAACACTCCATATTCCTTAGAGAAGTATTTGAGCGCGATTTCTTCTTTCCCTTCTGGAAGGACATATACAAGTAGGTCCATACCTAATAGTTTTACCGTTTTGGCATATACTGTTGAGATGATCACTTTCCCGGTATGGTCACATATGGCATTTGCAAACTGGCCGTAACGGAGAATCATTTTCGTAAGGTCAACAACACGTGAGTTGTTTCCTCCTTTGGAAAGAATGGAGATATCTTTGTTGGATACAGTATAAAATCCTTCTGTTCCTTTAGGAAGACTTACATTGATTTCTGGTTGGATTTCCGACAACTCACATTCCGCATAGTTGTGAAGTTGGTTGAACCTTACTTCATCGGTGGAGTTTACACCGTCAAGAATAAAGGATGGAACATGGGTATACCCAAGCAGCTTCATTGTCTTTGTACGTTGGTGTCCTGCCATGATACGTTTATCCGATTGACGTATGATGATCGGTTTGATAATGCCTAATTCCTTGATGGATTTTTTTAAATCTTCTTGTGCTTCATTAGTGAGCAGGCGTGGGTTATATTCTGCCGGGTTCAATATTGATATGTCTATGTATTCCATCATAAGCCAAGTAGATTATTAACAAAACCAACCATTACACCGTTCTTATCCAAATATTCAGAAGCCCGTGCTTTCAGTGCTTCCAGTTCGCTTTCACTGACTGGAATCTTATACCCCTCAAATACTAAATATTTGATATGAGCTCCGGCTTCATAGTTTGCGTTCTTGAGTACATTATGACTGTCTTCTATATCTTCTGAAAAATCTGTCGGATCAGGAAAGCTGATGCCTTCCATACCCCAATTAAGCAACTCGTTACAATCCCAGTCAAACAACTTGGTTATGTCCCATTGTCCGTTGTTAACGTTATCACGTATGATTAGCTCACGTTCCCTTTCCTCGGTCAGGTTGGGAATAAGAACGGTCGGTACTTGTTGCATACCTAGCGATATACAGGCATCATACCTTTGGTTTCCGGCTATAATGATCAATTCGCCAGTACGGTCTGACAGGATGATCGGTCGGGCTTCGAAATAATCCGGATTGTTTCGGATTGACTCTTTAAGTTTGTCCAGCTGTTCATCCGAAATAGTTCTTGGATTGTTTTCCAGTTTCTTCAGTTCCTCTAGTTTTCTGTAAATAATTTCCATAATTGCTTTTTTTGCGTTACAGAAACGAAGGTACTTAATAAGGGAGCTAAGGGGAAAAATGAGGAAAACAAAGTACTGACACGGCTTGTCAATACTTTGTTATGTGTTGTTTGATTATCTTTAGCTTGTTATACTAGCGTGAAGAAAAAGGGAACCACCCGATTAGGAATGATTCCCCGAAAATAGTTACTTTGTATAGTTTGCTCATGGCTATTTCTTTTTCAAATTAGACATTACACATTTAATCACTTCATAAATGAAAATAGCAAGAAAAATAGTAGTCCATGGATATTGGTTTATCAGTTCATAAAAATCTCTCATAGTTTTACCTCCTTCCACTCACTTTCTATAATCACATGTTCACACTTATTACACCTATGCAAATAAGTTGGGAATGGTGCCGTTGTATAGTCCTCAACAGCTATTTCTATACTGCCACATTCCGGACATTCTATCTTTACCTCTTTGATACCGGGATAATCCCAAAAGGATAATTTGCCTTTCACGTCCTTAATTGGATTTTCGTAGAGAATAGGGTTAGCTAGTACCCAGTTATAAACTCCTTTCTCTGCCCAGATGGAAGGATGGTTTTGTACACAGTCTATTATCTCGACGCTTCCGATTATGGAGCCTGTACAAAAACTAAAATCTTTCCACTCTTTGTTTTCCGGTAATGCCAATAACTGCTCATTGGTAAGTATTGAATCATAGAAATTATCATAATTCAAAGGTTTACCGCTTGAATGAATCAGTACCCTCTGCCCTAAGTATTTCTTAGGGCAGCTCCAAGTACGGTTCTCAATGTCTTTAATACCATGGACTATCAAAGAGGCCCACGGCTGTTTTATGGTTATTGCTTTCATTTTTTATTGTTGTTCTTTAATATATCATCGAAAGACGGAATAGGAAGCCATGCCAACACGATACTGTTTCCGTGAGTCCATATTCCCTTTATATCTAAATTGTTGCTTCTACGAAACGTTTCTTTTTGAATATATGGTACGCCATAACCCATTGTCAAAACGAAGATTTTTTGTTCTTCTTCCGGCAACCTTTCTTTAACGTTAATCCAAGGCGATTGCTTTGACTGCCACTCTGCACCACATTGAAAATCTTCCATACTATCAGCATGACGTGAAACGTAGGTATCCGCGTCAACTTCTTTCAGAACGTCTTTTCTGAACTTCGTTTTATTAGTAGCATAATCGTATGCTGCTTCTTCTACTGTCTGTTTCATATCTCTCCTTTCCACCTATCCTAGCAGCATATACATTGCTACTAGGAATAGATAATAAATTGTTGTTTTACTCATTACTATTTTGTTTTGAATTAAAGTACAAAGCATTTCACCTTGTAAAACAATCTACCTGGTGAACTCATGGCATAAACGTCTCCGTTGGCAAATTCAATTTTATTGCCTGTGCAGTTGATTATTCTATTATCTTCACTCTCCAATTTAAGAACCTCTTCTTTTGTCATATTTCATCCTCCTCTATTTCAAGTAAGACATTAAGTTCCACACTATCCGTAAATCCATCATCAGGATATACAGTTTCTTTTTCTACATATTCAATCCCGTGAACACGTATAAATTTAGCGTTCTCTTCATCCCAGTTTGATTCTGTTCTATCTGTGAGCATAAATACATTGGCTGATTTAGGCATTTTTTTAAGCTTTTCTATAAGCTCTCCAACAGTTAATGTTTTCATAATTTTATTCCTTTTTAATTTAATATTAATCATCTTCAACGAAAGTGTTAGTCGTGTTTATCACACCAGCAGAATCAACGCTCTTACCATCCCGGATAAACACTTTTTCTCGCATTAACTCTTCATAGTCATATCGTGACATTCCGATTACACACACACGACCATCAACATACAATTTACATTTCATTAATTCAGTTTCTTCTATCGGACCGATAACATCTATTTGAATTGTTCTTTTATTCATAATTCATTCCTTTCTAAATTAATTATTAGTTAATTGGCAGTTTCATAAAACACATCCACATAGTCTTTCCATGTCTTCCAGTAGTATGGCCGAAGAGTGGTTGCCGATTGATGGCACTCAATACTTCCCTAACTGTTATCTGATCCTCATTCCATTTGAAAATCAGAACTCCGTAGTCATCCAGAACACGAAAGCATTCATCAATTCCCTTTTTTATCACCCTTGGCCAATCTTCAGGAAGTTTACCATACTTCTTGGCTAACCAACTATTTTTGCCAACCTTTAGCAAATGGGGTGGATCAAACACTACCAGTTTAAAGGATTTATCCAAAAACGGCATATCGGTAAAGTCCGATACGATGTCTGGGTGGACTTTCAGATTCCGCCCATCACAAAGAATGTATTCTTCGTCCCTAATGTCAGCAAACAAAGCCAAAGGGTTTTTTTTGTCAAACCAAAACATCCTACTGCCACAACAGGCATCTAATATTATTTTTGTTTCACTCATTTCTGTTCCGATTTGAATTTCTTGTTTATTTCTTTTTCAGCAGCTCTGGCCCCTTTCTTGAAACCCTCCACAAAGCTGTCAAAACAAGCTCTATGGATTTCTAAAGTACATCTTCGCATAAGTGGACAAATCGAACATTTTTGGCTAAGTCCGGCTGACTTCTTGGCTATTTTCGTTACATTTTTCATTGGAAACTTAAATTAATTGTTACGATTTCTTTCCGCTGCGACTTCACTCATACACATCTTGCACCAGGAGGTGAGACATCGGTATTCCTTATCCCCACATCTGACAGTCCTGTTATAGAACCGGTGGAGCGGAAGGGAACGTCCGCAATGCGGACAAACCTTTCTTCCGGCTTCCGTACCGGCAACCGTCTTGGCTTTACGGTGTACAAGCGTACATCCCCTGCATTCATCCAGTCTGCCTTTGTACTTCCGGCATTTGTGCAGGGAGATGCGCCCACATGGAGCGAATTTCTCGCAGTCGAATCTGGGTTCTGTGTGATAGATGTTCATGCAGTAAGTTTTTTGATCAGATTCATGTTCTTCTCCACCAGCTGGATAATGCGGTCATGATACTCCGATGTTCCGTTGCATACGGCTCTTGACTGTACTATCTGAAAAGATTTAAGATTCACTTCGATGGTTTCCACATGTTTTTCTCCGACTATGGCTGTCATGATTAGGCATTCACTGCGTCTGTAATACCTGTTGGCGTATACACAATGGTGCATGGCTTTGCCCTCCTTGTAGAACTGGGTTACGCTTTCAAGCGGACGGATGACTATGCCGTCGCCTTTGATTTCCATGCCGAAGAATCTTTCCATCCGGTTGTAGAATGATGCTATATCCTCCTTGAGCTGCTTTTCTTTTTGGATAGCCTTTATTCTGTCCCTTTCCCTTCTTTGCCTTGCCTCAATTTCATTTTTCTTTCTTAGTAATCTGTCGTGCTCGGCTTTTAAATTTTTGGGACATACGTATTTGGCGTTATGCAGATCCTTGTGGAAATAGGACAGCAGGCTTATATAGTCATTCCACATGCTTGCATCTCTGATTATATAACGGTTGCGGTTGCAGATGTTGAAGGACGGTTTATATCGGAGTTGGTAATAGCCCGTTTTGTACATGTGCTTTAACATATCCGTCTGTCCGGTCTTGATACATAATTCCGCATCATTGCCACCTTTCAGAAGGTCTCGTACAAGTTTTGAGGGGGGTACATCGGGGAACCATTTCCCGATTCCCCGCTTTCTCAATTCCGGGATCAGTTTCTTTCTTGGATATATCCATCCCCATATCGCATATAGGTCTCCACGATAATTCCAGCTGTAACTGCCGTATTCACCCTTTATGCTCAGTGGTTCCGAATATATCCATCCGCTGCTTCCCATATTCATCGGTTTTGCCATGATGGTGCGTTTCCCCTCGACGGTGATCCATTCCTGAACCACTTCAAAGAAAGTATAGTGAATATAATCCTGTCTGCTGTTCAAATCAAAATTCCTTTTTCTGACGTACTTGCAGCATAGTATATGTCTTATGATCTGGAACTCTCCGGCGGTCTGTAAGATGGACATGTACTTTTTTTCCTCGACTTTTCGTTTCCGGCTGACCTTTACGTCCAGTTTGTGGTGGCAGTACGGGCATTCGGTTGTATCACCGAGCAGGGTGGCTCCCAGTTCGCTATTGCTTGTGTCTATCCATGTTCCGCCGCACTCGGAACACCATAGCTCATCCTTGCACCTATATGCTTCGTGGGTGAATATGTGTTCTTTCGCCCATTCTTTTTGTACTTCGGTAACGGCGGACAGTTTGCCGCTTAGTCCGGTTACACGTTTCTCAAGTTTCGTTCTCGGTTTCATGATTAGAACAGGCTCATTTGTTGGACATTATCATCCGCTTTCTTTCGGACGTTTTTCTTCCTGAGTGTCTGGTATTGTTCTTCCGCCAGCCGTGCGATTGCTTTGTCACGTGCCGCTTTCTTATCTTCTTCGGTGAGTTCCACAGGTTTGGCGGAGGATGATACGGACGTTTTCTCTCCGGCAGGCAGCCGGTTTATTTTGATATCGTCCTCATCATAGTAGTGCACTGCCATCCCGTAGACCTCCTCGTCTGAAATCGCTACGGCGTTACCACGCTTCCTGGCTTCACCCATGATATAACTACAGCATTCATCAATGCTTTTCTTCTCATTCGCATATTTGGGGGCGAACAGTGAATCTTCTTCCGCCCGTTTGTCCAAATAGGCTTTGATTGCCTGTTTGAAACTTTCATTACTTGCCATGGTTACTTAATTTTGAAGTGGTTGATAATATTTATTTGTGATTGATTCTGATGTTATACTCGCATAAGAATTTTCCTATATCGTCGCTTGCTATATTGGGAGGTGGTGCATTATCTCCGTATATAGCCCGTATTGCATCCTCATTTCCCCCGTATGCCTTCCAATAGGTGTAGGCAGTATGGTTGTTGGGAACGTTAGGAAAAAGTTCTGTGAAGGCGCTGAAATCGTTTTTAGCCTTTTTTTTGAGTTCCTGAATGTTTTTTACTCCCTCAATCATGGCGCACGCTGCATCTTCTATCCGAGTGAAACCTTTTTGGGATTGTTTCATGGCGGTTTCATTGGACAGTTTGACGTGCTCGTCTCTTCTATCCCTGCAAAAGTCCGATAGGGCTACCATAATGGACTGGTTGTTTATCCTGTTTCCCCAGACGAACTGTCCACGGCTCCCGTTTTTAAGCTGTGTGAAGAATATGCAAAGCTCGGCCAGATTGAGAAAATAATAGCTGGCCAATATGCTTAGCGCCGTTTCGGCAAGTTGTTGAGGTGCGATATCAATGTCTGCGTATCGGAGGATTGATTGCAGGTGCTCTGTGATAATCCTGACTGATGTGGCGTTGCCGAAGACAGCATTGATGTCCGCAAGGGTGGGAATACCCTCAATCCTGATTGCTTGTGCTAATGTCAGGTTACAATTCAGCTGGGCTTGCGTGCCGGACCAGTTGTCAACCAATTGGGAGGCTGTTGATCCATTTCTCAAGGTCTGCTGGAGCGGTGTCAGTGTCTCCGGCTTTTTCCTGGATTGGGGTATCTGTCCTGGGGACATTATCACAGTGATCTGTTTTTGAAGTCTTGTTTCCATTTTGAAGTCTTTTTTCGATTATCCAAAGGTTGGCCCGGCTGTCCCATCGTTCAATTTTAGCCCCGTTGGTGTTTTTCCAGCTTAGCGCATCGAAGTGGTAGAAGAATATCTCCGCCTGCTGTTCCCAGTCCGGGAGCTTGTCACGGAAGTAATCTTTCACCTGTTCCAGGGTAGGGGCTATAAATTCGGTTTTTGGTTTTGAAGGCTTCTTTTTAGGTTTTTCCTGCTCGGGCTTAAATAACTCGCTAGAGTTATTATTATCTTTACTCTTAAGTCTTATATTAATGTTAGCCTTTTTACTTAAAGGTTTACTTAAGTCATTACTTAAGAGTTTACTTAAGGGTTTACTTAAATCATTTAAGTAATAAACGGGCGATTTCGCATTTTTCTTACCTGACTCAAACTGTAGTAAACCTTTTTGCTGTAATCTGTTCCTGACTTCAATTACGGTTGGTTCTGATATACCGGTTGCGAGGACGATTCGTCTGTTGGGACACTCAAACGGATTCTCCCAACCCCGACTATTGCACTCGTTCAAAAGGAAGAAGTACAAATAAACTTCGTTCGAGGAAAATGCTACACTCTGATGTGTCTTCCAAAATTGGTTTACGTAATCTATATAAGTCATTGTAGGTAAGAATTTACTTCGTTTATGAACTCTTGTAGTGAATGGCAGATAACATACTTGTTTTGGTATCTCTCTGCTTCTGTCTGCCACGTTCGTTGGTGCTCGCTCTGTGTACCCTTCGGTGTCTTCATCTCTATACAGAGGGAAGCCCATCCCTTTTTGGGTATGAGCAAAATCAAGTCTGCTACACCTCTCACTGCTCCTTCATACTTCATCCGTGCTCCTGTCTTGGCATCACGTTTGCCACCGTTGGGCACTGCAAAAAGCATACGAGCCAGTTTGGGATATTGTAACCGGAACCATACCAAACAATCATGTTGTATTTGGCTTTCTGATAATGGTGTTGTCTGTTTCCTCATATTCTTCCGTTGAATAGGTTCATTGCCATATCTACCACATTCTCCTTAACCACATCATCCGTCCCTGTCACTCCGTTGGCTATTCCTTTTTTGGTCTGAATGACATCATACATATATTTGTCGATAGTATCCTTTCCAAGATAGTAGTAACAGTTTACGTTGTTCTTCTGTCCGTTCCGATGTGCTCGGTCTTCTGCCTGCTCACAATCGGAGAAAGTCCATGGGAACTCGATAAACGCCACACGGCTGGAAGCTGTCAATGTAAGACCTGTACCTCCTGATTTGTAGTTAAGGATGATCAGCTTGCAAGAAGGGTCGTTTTGGAAGCGGTCTACCGCTGTCTGTTTTTGAGTAGCATTGTCTTCGCCTGTAACGGTGACAGCTTCAGGGAATATCTTCTTTAATTCCTGTACTACTTCTTTCAGGTAAGCAAAGACTATCAGTTTCTCACCTCCGTCAATCACGTCATGGATGAATTCGGAAAAGACTTTGATTTTTCCCCTGGCTGATA